ACATATAGCTACATCGTGTGCAGATATTTCATAATCTAAATAACCACTCCATAACCTTGCGATGTTTTCGTGGTTTTGATATTTATCACCATAGTCGTGTTGACGTTGACCAGTAACAATCTTTGCCGCCGTATCTAAATATTCTCTAGTCTTCATCTTTCTCCTTTTTGTTAATAGATCTTAAATCATTTGTAAGTAGTTGTAAATCAAGTAATAATATTTTTAATTCTTGATCAACTTTCTCACGGTTTAGTTTTGGTAATTGTGCGCGTATCTTGCGTATTTGTTTCTCTGTTACACTGACTTGTTTCAATGCAGTATCTATTGTAAACATATTTCTTCTAACTCCTTTATTTGTAGATTATAACAATTTGCCTTCACGGTAAAATTATTGCTAGGATCAATATCCCCTTTCTTCATATGTCTTGCTTTTTCAAAATACTTTTTATGTTTCATTCTCCCAACAATCCACGCTTTTGACATATCATTTAAAATAGTAACAAAAATATATTCATCACATTCTTGATGCAAACTTGTTTCAGCTATTGCTACGTCGTAAAATTCAAGAGGTTTATATTTACTTCTTTTAGTTTTTACATCTATTCTTTTTCCATCTTCTATAAGATCATAATCATATGTATTTTTCCAAATTGAATTAGGTAGATGTTGATGAACTATGTATTCTCCTAAAATGCCGGATAAATTTCCTTCACCTTTTGTAATAGAATTTTTTAGTTTGCCTATTTCATTGGCTTTTTCTCTACAACTTTCTATCATTTCTTCTGTAACATTTATTTCTATCATTAAAATGCCTCCGTAAATTCTCTGTCCGTTTGTGATCTCACAATGTTCAAAGTGTTTCTTGCACGCGTCATTCCCACATAGAATACACGTCGCTCTTCATCTCGTTGTGACCAATACGAAGCATCAGCCTTACGAGTTAAATCTGTTAATAGCATTACATTATCTGCCTCACCACCTTTTGATCCATGTATCGTGGACAGTTTGATCCGTGGTGCGCGTCTAATGTTTTCTTGACGACGTAAACACATCCGTACATACGTCTTCTTGGTAGGTTCAATATTTTCTAATGCTTCAAACCAAGGTAAGTCTTTATCTAATTTTAATCCGTAGCTTTCTTTCAGCATATCAAAGGTAAACATTTTTTCTTTATCAACATTTTTCATACCTTTAAATTTTTTATCGACACCTGTATTTATTTTTACGTAACTATAAAATGATTTAACTCTTTTAAGATCTAATTCTTTTCCTCTGCGAATATCTTCCCATGCCAATATAGCTTGATGTACAAGTTTACTGATAGATGTCTTATCTCCTCGTTCATAAAAATAACCATATGTTTTTAATTGATCTTCTAGTTTATCTAATCGGTATCCATCTCTTGCTAATACTAACCACTCTCCCTCTTTCATTTTTTGTAACTGCTCAACCGGATGTATATTTACTTGACCTTTTTCATCACGCGCTGTCCATTCTTTATCCACTCTATCTTTCACACGCTTAATTAATTTATTTGCTTTTGCATGAATAGACTCTGCTAATCTATATGACTTGTTTAGTATGGTCCGTGTTCCGTCCATATTCATCAAGAACTCTGGTCTTGCACCCGCCCAACGATAGATTGCTTGATCATCATCCCCGGCTATGTACACACGCTTTGCTTTTGTAAGGACACGCTCTACCATTTTCCATTGCAACCAACTAAGATCTTGTGCTTCATCTACAATCACCACATCAAAGTTTGGCATAAGGTCATAATGTTTTTTATTGAAGTCTACAATCATGTCAGTCATGTCGTATTTGTTTCTTTCTATTTTGTAATCATGCAAGGACTTATCAATATATTTTAGTTTGCGTAAACCACCTTCAATGTTTCCAACTTCGGGATAATTAAAATAAGCTTCAGATGTTAGTCCTCGTATCTTTGCACCATCAATGATTTGCATGAACACATCATCGGGAAAACCGGCACCATATTTTTTTATGTTGTTATTTGGATTACTTAATTTTATCTGTGTTTTATTAGATACTCTTTTGTAATCTTCATCACTCATGATGTTTTCTTCTTTTAAATGTAACTCTCTGTACGCTAAACTGTGTAGTGTGCGGAAGTTTGAGAAATCTTTTGAGTCATAACTTAATTGTGCAATAGCACGAGATAATGCTTCATCTGCCGCTTGATTGGTAAATGCAAGATAGGCGATCCTGTGTGGAGGTACATTGTTTTCACGCAACTCTTTTTCTACAATGCGTAGTAAGTGTGTTGTCTTACCTGTTCCCGGCGGTCCAAATATTATATTTCTATCCATTAAAAAGGTGTCTCCTCACTCATATCTGGAGTATCAAAGTCATTATCACTTTTTTTAATCCAAGGTACATACCAAAGATAAGCTGTCTTACCTTTTATTTTTCTTCTTACATCTCCGCCGCCTAATTTATTTCTAATATGCGCTGTCATCTCTGTTCTACTAAAATCTTTAAAATCATTTCTTTTTAAAAACTTTTGTAACCATTCTGATTTAAAATATGCAGTGTCTCTTTTTACTTTACCTTCTTTTTCTTCATATTCTCTTTCTTCAAAGAATGCTTTACCCATATCTATTTCATCTATGTTTTCTGCTTCACCTTGGTCTTCTAAAAAACGTTCAAGTAAAGTTTCAAAAACACCTGTCTTTGTAATCTCATGCGGCATCTGTATAACAACAACAGTATCTAATAACATTTGTATTCTGCTGTCCCAGTCACCCGGTCTCATCATATTAGGCATTACATTAATTTCATTCATGCAGGCTTGTCTAAATTTATGTTGATTATAAAATTGATCCGTTGATAGTTTTAATATTCTACCGTCAATATTTAAAAACCACGTTGACTCGTCACTCTCAAACTTTGTTAAGTCACTCACTTGATGTTCAAAGTTATTACCGATACCGTATTGTTTACCTCTACATAAACTTTGTGAACACACAGCGCACATAGGTTGATCTTTACATTTGTATTGATAATCTTTTTTTTCATGCTGTCTTATTGTTTTAACAACTTGCTGTGCCGGTAATGGTGTCTCCATATACTTATGATTAAACTCTTCTATTTTTGTTTGCCATTCCTCTGGCCATTTCTTTTTTGCATACACTGCGTATTGATATAATGTGTTATCTCTTCCGCCGGGTGGTATGCCTTGTGACATCAATGTAGACAAACAAGGTGGTCCATCTTTTAACTCAACATCATTCTTTCTTTTTACTTGAAATTCTTTTAAACTTTTTTCGGTCGTACAATAACGGTCATATAAAGTAAAGAAATCGCTAAGACTACTAGCGCTACCATCGTCGCTATAGCCATGACGCATAGAATCATCACCACCGTGATAGGGAAGATTAAGAAAGTTTCCAGTGTCTCCACGATCTGCTTTAATTTCAATTTGTTTTGGAAATATTTCACAATTTGCATAGCCTAGTTCTCCCGCCCATTCCTGTAATTTATCGCGCATAAGTTTAGCCGCTACAGGTTCTTTTGTAAATAAAAATACATGTGCACCACCACTTTTTGATCTGCACATAACAAGAGGTAATTCTAATTCTCTTATTTTTCTAACAATTTTTTTATGATCTAATGGATATGTATCTATGTCTATACATCCCCATATACATTTTGAATCATCGCGTATTGGTATAATACCAAGACTAGGGTCTTTACCCTCTATGTGGTCTATCCACAATTGATCTGTAACAGGTGCTTTTTTTATAAAAGCTTGTCCACCTGCTTTACCATTTACTAGTTGCCCATCACTTTTATATTGACCATAGGCGCGGTCCAATCCATAAAATATATTCTTAAATTTCTTAACTCTTTCTTCCATATCTACTCACTAAAATTAAAGGGGCGGTTGCCCGCCCCGTGTTAGTTAAAACGGAACCTTTTGTTCACCTGTAGAAGACTCTTCTTCATACTTGACTTTAACTTCGCCTTTGTTCACACTTTCAGCAAATGCTTTAGCGATACTATAAAGGTTAGCATCATCAAGTTGAGACTCTCTACTAACTTCCCAACCATACCAGTTACCTTTGTCATTACCTTCTTTGGTAGTTTTAAGGCGGTAGTAATGGCTATAAGAAGGTGGAGTAAACAATCCATTCTTACCATTTAGTTTTAAGTTTAGTAACATAGAGTTCCACTTTCTACTCTTTTTAAGCTGTGTAGCTTTCATTGTAATCAAAGCCGGAGTTGCATCTCCTTGCTCTGTTACAAGTAGTACATAGTGGTTGCCACACGTCTCAACATAGTTTCCGTTTTCTAAACGATCTTTGTTGTTATCATCTCGTGTAGTTTTTGTAAGTATGTCACTTGAAGCATCGTAGACATTTATCGGAGCACCCGATCCCTGTCCTCTGTCAGCCCACTCAACGTATTGACGTTGATACGCACAAGGTAGAACACGAATACCATTTGATCCATCATACAGATCATTAGTCACTGTATTAAAAATCATTCCGGCTTTTGCACCTTCTAGTTCTTCGAGTTCTGGTGATAACTGCATCAAGACTTTTAATCTTGGTGTCGCTAAGTCATCTTGCGATATGTTTTCAAGGCCGCTATGTGCGTCCCCTTCCATCAAATCCAGACTTAGTGCAGGTAGTTGACTTTCTTCTTTTTTTACAACATTAGCTTTTGCCATATGTTTCTCCTTTTTACTTTTTACTTATTTTAGTTTCGGCGCCAACAAAGACTCCGAAAGTGTCCATCGGCAACTCAGTACCCTCAGTGATTTGTTCTCTAACAAACGCTTTGAGAGTCATGGGTTCCACCCAGACCTTCTGTGTGTGCTCATATCCTAGTGAATTTATGTTGTCAATAAATTCATTTGCAGATTGATCCTCACCTTTACCGAACGTAGCAGATACTTGATTTTTTATCAAGTCGCCGTGTCCGTTATCACGAAGCCACTGAAACGCTTCTTCGCGATGTCTTACTGGAATAGAAGCCTGTACTAATTGTTTCACCTTTACAGATGAACCATCTTTTAGTGTCAAACTTTCTAATCCTAATTCTGACATTTTTGCCGGAATTATTTCTTGTGACAATTTACGAGCCGCTTTTGCTTTTGCTTTTAGCTGCTCTTCTAATTGTTTTATTTCTTCTTCTAGTGACGCTTGTTCCGCGCACAAATCAGCCATTTCTTTTAAAGAATTATCGCCGATCGTTGGCATGGTTACATCACTTTCCATTTCGTCTAATAAGTTACTCATCAATTTCTCCTCTCTCATATAAGTTAACTTCAATCGGATAGTATTTATATTCTCTCCTATCCCACTTCAAGCATTTAAATTTACCACGATTTTGTGTGGCAGCTATAGCACATGCAATACCAATAGCAGACGGATCACCCATTAATAAAAGATAGTCATCATCACTAAAATTTCTTAGCTTATAATTTAATCTTTTTACAGTAGGACCCGTACTCAAAACCAACTGAGAACCTTCTGGTAATAGTAATTCTAAATTACCAAACTTTTCTGCACTGAGTATATTTCTACCCGGCACTTCTTGAACTACAAATACTGTCATTCTTTCTCCTTCTGTTTTCCATATATCATTGACAAAACATTTTGCAAGTGTTATTTACAAAATAAGAATTAAAGAAGGACGACATTATGGATTATAAGTTTAAGACAGAGCCATACGCTCATCAATTACATGCGTTAGGTGCAAGTTATAACAAACAAAACTTTGCTTTGTTCATGGAGATGGGTACAGGTAAATCTAAAGTATTGGTTGATAATATTGCTATGCTTTATGACAAAGGTAAAATAAATGCGGCGCTAATCATTGCACCAAAAGGTGTGTATAGAAACTGGGAGCGTCAAGAAATACCTACACATATGCCAGAGCATGTGTTGTATAATGTGGTGACATGGTCGCCTGCTACAACAAAGAAACAAGATAAAGAAAACAGGAAACTATTTCGACACGGTGAAGAACTCACTATATTCTTGATGAATATAGAAGCGTT